ATCTTAAGTACTCTGTTCGCTGCGGTTGACGAATCCGGATCAAATACCAGATCTTTATTAGTAGTATCCGGCGTCCCATCAAGAATGACACCCGCTGTTTCACCATCTGCTGTAGCTGTGTTAACGGCTGAAGCGCCTCTACTGACTATTATAGTCTTATCCGCAACCATTGTCTGATCACAAGAAGCTCTCACTGAATGCACAGTACCACGATAAGGAACAGGTACATACCTTGTATCTGCACCAGAGGCTGTGATCTCTGTTACTAAAGTCATAATTTCCATTTTGCCTTCTCCTCTAATTAAGTTATGCCTCTGAAGCTTCTTGCTCTATATAGGCACTATCATCAAACCTTATGCGAATTGCTAAGGTAGCACCACCACCTACAAGAGTACTATCATTTTCGATCCACAAAACTCTATTTGCTGCTGTGGATGAATCAGGATCAAAGACAAGATCGCCATAATCCGTGTCTTTTACCCCATCAAGAATCACTCCAATAGCTGTGTTACCTGTAGGAACAGTCGCCGTATTGACACAATAAGCAGCAGTTGTAGGATCACCCCTACCAACTTTTAATGTTCCAGTTGCAACCATTTCTGTATCACAGGCAAGTCTTATTGAATGAACAATACCTCTACATGGAACTGGAATATATCGTATATCTCCAGCAGCCGCCACTTCTGTTATAAGAATAATGTCTTTCATATTATTTTCCTCTTATAGTTGTTGTAGGACCGAAGCCCTCCTACAAGTTATAGGTTATATTGCTACGATAGTTGCACCTGCATCAAGCGGTATGTAGTAAATCTCCACTGACTCAGTTACAGAATTAGTAGCATTCGTATCTGCTGTTGAGTTCACGTCAATAGTACCTTCAGGAGAAACCCATCCGCCATTTAGCTCACTCAACTGTCCTCCACCACCTGATCCACCTCCAAGATTAGAGCCAGGAACAAGCGGACAAGTCCACACAGAACCAGCTTCCTTAGTCCCAACAGCAGTTGCAGTATTCATATCTGCATCTGTACCAACCGTTGGGTTCATAATAAACTTGACGTTTGAGGCTGCATCTGTGGCACCGCCCACACTCTCCATGACAATAGCAGTGATCAAGACTTTACCTCCAGCAACCGTAAACAAGGTATTGGTAGTCCCGTCTAAAATATCCGCCGCAGCCGCTGTAACTTTTTTTACACCCAGGAATTCGCTTATTGGGCGGGTGGCCTTATTGCCCCCCACTGTTAATACTCTTTCTCCCATGATAACACTCCTTTGTAGAACCTCAAACTTCGTTCTACCAGCTTATGGTTAAGAGGAGGGACGAAGGACTAAGCAAGAAATCCCTCGTCCCTAGAAGAGTTTATGTCGGTTCTGTCAGGTTCGTATGACGGACTTGCATCTTACGATTGGAGCAATAGAGATTTCCCCTCCATCTCGTATCCGCAGTCATCATATCTGGTTGGCCGAGAACTTCTTTGGTCACCCATACAGGCGGAGTAAAGTTATAATTACGATGTGCTCTCAGTGAAAGGAAGTTTAGATTAAGAGCATCAAGATAACCAGCAGTTGCATAAGCATCACCAACTATTGGGGCACCCTTATGTGTGATGTTATCCCATCCAGCTTCTACCATTGGAGTGTTTGTATACCGTTGCTGGGGATGAAGAGATCTCTCGTATCCATCACGAAGTAGCTGAGTAGTAACAACGAAATTCGGTTTGTATTCTGCGAAATCCCCCATGTTAGGAGCTCTGAAGATTTTCTGCATTACTTCGAAACTAATTTCTTCCGGTGTTTCAATGACATTAGCCTTCCAATCAGACATCAAAGATTCTGCAATAGAACCATATTCAATTGATGTAGTTGTTGATTGGAACAAATTGCCAAGACCCAAGATCCGAGTAGAGTCTGCAGCAGAGGTCATTATATCTTCTGCCATCTGAACCCTGGCAGCCTTAATAATAGATGTCATATACTGTTTAGTCAAAGCTATAATAGCCTCATCCCCAGTATTCTGGGTCAAATCGTCAAGGTTAAGGGTATTACTACCATATATGCCGGCCCATCTGAATCGAGCAGCATCGAGAAGATTTTGCTTTGACTGATTTATTACAGTAGTCGCACCATATCCGCCGGCATTAGATGTACCATACAGCAAAGGAACCTTAACCATAAGGCCGCCGTCTACGATCTCATGTGGCTGAATAAGCCAGTTTACGCGGTCAATAGCCAGACCCATTAGTTTAAACAGCAAAGCTGAAGCCTTATTAACAATATCCTGAGGCTCCGTATTCAGCCAGTAATAACCAGTGGTAGCATTGAGTTGATTTATTAATGCCATGGAATTATCTCCTATTCATTATGCCAGGTTACGCCCGTAAATCTTGCAATGCACCTGCCATTCCTTCATCGAGCGCTGTACCTGTGACTTTCTCATGCTTTGGTGTGACTACACCTGTACCTTGTGCTGTGGTAACGACTTTACCTGAAGTATCTTTACCTTTATTAAGGTCGAGTAGTCTCTTATATTCCGCATTCTCTGTTTCTAATATTACTTTCTCAGTTGCTATATCATCGCGTTGGATTTCACGAAATGCAACCAAAGAATCCACCATCCCTGTTGGATCTTTTGCAATATACTCTTTAATTCTGGCTTGCATTTCCGGCGTGTCAAAGGCTGGATTAGCTGCACGAAAGACTGAATGTGCCGATTTTATATCTCGTTCAGACAATTCTCTCTGCATTAACTCGCCTGCAGCATTGAGTGTTTTCTCATGCTGAGCCTGTGCAGTTATCTGATTTGATTGAGATACAAGTGCACCCAAATCTTTCTGATATGTTGGGCTCAGTGGATCTAAAGAAGTAATCTGACCCTCTACTGCAGATAACTGAGCACTGTAATCTATGGCATTAGTAACTGTCTCTTGTTCCTTAGCCCCAGCAGACGAATTTCTTAAAATCTCTGTAAGAGATTCCGTCTGACCCGATAAGCGAACGTTATCTTTTCTGATTTCGCCTAATTCATTCCCTTGTTCATCGAGTTTACTTGAAAGATTGGTGTAACCTTTTACCATTTCTTCCTGTGTTTTGAACGTAGTCCCAGGAATAAAGCCATTCTCATCGAGTCCACTATCAGCCATAGGATTTCCATCTTTATCCAGTATTTCTGCCATGTTCCTCTCCTTTCGGACCGTTTCCGGTTTATCCGATGTTATTATTGGCACACAATATGTGTGTTATCCAATGCAATGCAACTCGTTTTCCTTTAAATATTCTTTATACTCTGTCCTAGTAGTGATCGGCCGTTCTCCATCCCGTTGAAGAACCTTTATTGCCGATTCTAACCACGGGATTTTATTATCCATTAACCCAACACCATTAGGCCCAATAAACTGAGAAGCAAGTTCACCACATACACATGCATGAGTATCAGGTTTATCAGATAACGAGCAAATTACCTCATGTATCCGACCACAATTCCCACATTTAAACTCGTATATTGGCATAAATTACTCCTTTAACTGTATATATTCTAACATGTTGAGATCCATATGTACATAAAATTCTTTTAGAATCTTGACGGATTACTCCTTCGATTCCGTGTTTGCACTCGGAGGATTCTTAGATTTTGGCTCTGCTGGTCGCCTATTAACTGAAGGTTTTTTATCAGAACCCTGAAAACTGGATTGCAATAAGAAATCTTTTAATCTGATAGCTTCTTCTTCTGGTAGTCCAGCATCTATTATAATCTGTAAAGCCTGATCAAGTTGTGACTCTGCAGTTCTCTCTATTTCTTCTTTGTAATTAGGCCAGTTTAAAGTTTCAAGTAATCCTTTCTGGCCAATAGCCTTGGATTCATACAACCATTTGGCCATTCCTTCTAGTTGAAGACTTGTTCTTGGAGTAGTAGACCCCGATTCGACTACGAAGTTAAACTTCCTACCTACATAGTCTACCAATCTAAAGTCTACCTTCTCACCTGTTACCATCACAGAATCTAATTCTGTACCCCAATTTTGCCATAACCCTATAGCCCATCGACTTCTTTGCTCCGCAAGATAATCAATAGAAGAGGTCTTTGTCTGCATAAGAACTTGATTTCTTTCTTGTAAAGCTATAATGGCACTAGCTGCGACTACCCCTTTTGGTCCAACACCTCTATCTGCATCTTCAATCTGATAAATTCGATCAAAGAAACCTACGATTAAATTTAATACCTGAAAAAACGTAGCAGGAAGACCTGGAATCTGCATAAATTCTATCTTAGCATTGGGCGTAGAGGGCATTAATACCAGTCTTCCTGACTTGTTAAGTTCACTCTCGATCATTTCCTTAGTGATTCCGCAATGTTGCTGAACGATTAAAGGAGGAGTCATAACATTAAGAGTGTATGCCACCAGTTTAGAGATAATCAGATGGATCTTACGAATTAAATCCCCAACTTGTTCCGAAGCAGCAAACCCCCATATAGATAGTCCATCACGATATGAGTTTGATGTATAAACAGGTAAACGACCCCAAGGATAAGTAAATCGTACTTCATCTCCAAAAGCAAGATGTTGGAAATTAACATTAGGATTAGGTGAATCGTCTAATACAATCCATCCTCCTCTTATAGCAGGGTCCTCAGTCCTTGTAATAGTTATCTTCCTGATTCCATCGGGATAAACAGGTTGTTCAATCTTAGTTGAAATAGGTTCGCCAGAGTCTTCATCCAATAAAGGATAACCCATATCATCAAGAGATTGTTCACCCAACTCTACCATCTCTGTAGAACTATCCTTGACCCAGACTTCAATGATCAACCCTTTATCTGTCTTCTTGTCCATAGACATATAACCAGTAGTCCCAGAAGATGCTGCTACGACCATAGGAGTGCTATAATTACCCATTCTGTGGCTACCATGAGGGTGATTAAGTTTCATCTCTTCTCTTTGTAACCCAAGTAATTCGTACCCATCGTCTACTGCTACCATAGTTATATCAAAATCTTCCTCTATCTTAGTCTTAAAATTAAGGTATGCGAAACTTATATAAGGAGCATCCTTACTTATATCGTCCCAATTTCCAGGAGCTGGGAAAAAAGAAAAAGGATCAGATACTAATATATCTGGCTGGTTAGTCTTAGGGTTGCGAACAGGTTTCTCAACTGTAACGCCATATATTTCCATAGATCTAGCTGAGGCTTTTGTCTTCTTCTGCTGATCAGTGTCTTTCCACCACTTTTTTAGTTGAAGACTCATAATAGTTTCGGCCTTATCGCCTATTCCATCAAGATCCACAACCTCTCCAGTAGGTACTCTTGCCGTGATATTAGACACCGTCCTTTCTATATTGGCAAAATATAAATTGACAAGTAATGGGCCAGTATAAGTCTTTGGTGAATTTCCACTTTTTCGCCCTTTATATAGGGCAAAGTTAGCGAGAAAATCTTCGTGTTTACCTAATCGAAGCTTCTCCAATCTTGCAATTTCAAATAATTGCCAAGCAAAATACCCTGCATCTGCATGCCCTTTTGGCGGCAGATTGGATAATGTCCAATTATTAGTTTCCATAAACCTCTCCTATAACTTCACTATCTATGTTTACATCTAAAGACTGATGTAATGAAGTTAATTCAATGGCATTATCGTCTTCAATTAATACCAATCTGCCTTTTACCGCTAGAGGATACGCGCATCTTGGGCAGGTCATTTCAGATACACTTGTGCCAGCCGTTAACAGCCAATCAATCATATACGGCAGTGTGCATCTAACCATCGATCCATTAGGTCGTTTCTCTGAATCGAACTTATCCGTAGTATAAAAATCAATCTTCTTACAATTAGGGCATTGAACTCTCATTACTTGATCCTCCACCTAATGTATCTAAAAACTGTTTTGTTCTATCTAATACTGTCGAATCTACATCTGGAAAATCTGGAGTACTCTCTGCTTCGGGAATAGAAAAGACCTTACCTTTAGGTACTCCTCCAAAAAACCCCGCATCAATCGCCGTTTGTCTGCCTTTAAACATTATAAAGGCCCCAATCATCACGCATGCAATCATAATAACTGCAACCAACAGTATGATAAAAAGTAAATTCATAAGACTTATTGTTATCATTACATCCTCCTAGTCTTGATCTGGTACGTTAAAAGAATTTCCTGAGATCTTATTCATCCACATGCATTCACATAGCATTGTATGGACAAGACCACCCATAGCCATTATTGATGGATCATTTTTCTTAAAGCCTCTCAACCTTGTTCTTAATATATCGTTAGTGCCAAAATAAAGTCTAACGGCTTCCGGCATTATAGAAGATCGTATAGCTCTTACATAAGTCTCAAAAGCCTTAGCTTCAAAGAAATCATGAGGTGGACTGATTAGTAAAGCCAAATCAGCTCTCTTACGGTAAGTCAGTCGTTCATTAAATAGGGCCGTCATAGTTATAAATTTCTCTGGATCTCCAAGGAAAGCTCGTAACAGCCCTGGTTGATCGTTATATCCATACTCTTCCCGCATACGAACCGCCCCTGTAAGAAGGGTAGGTACATCTTTGCTTTCCTGTTCAGTCAGTATCTGAAATACTGAGTCTCTAACGGCTCTATCACCTGACTTAGGTTTAACTATACCTACAATAGCTGCATATCCAGGCAATCCGTCATCCTTCTCATTAACTTCTGACGGCCATCCAAGGCACCCATATAGGTCATAATATAGCTGACCTGTATCAGTATTCTCAAACCAAAATGGCTTGGGTACATATCCTTCACCCGTTATAATTGCCTCATCCTCCCATGATTTCATAATACCATAAGCATCAGGATGGGCTACTAACTTTATCTTACTCATCAGGTGCTTCCTCCTCGGTTACACAGTCACTAAAGAACGTCGGATCAGCCAGTTCTTCAAAGGCATCAGATCCTGCGTCAATTATATCATCGTAAGCACCATTAGGAAATAGTTTCATTTCTGCCTTCATCGGCTCGTTCCATGGTGCTCGTACCATTATAACATTACCGACATTAATTTGTGCTGCAAAGGGCTCGGCTCTAAGAATCTTGTCCCCAGATACGGCTTTAGATACAACGTTGTACCCAGCCAATAATCGTGTGAGATACTTGATCTGAGATTTTCCAGCTTGGCCTGGGTCTTGTGGTAACCGTATCTTAGTGCCACGTCCATCGCCAGAAGCTGTAGCTTTAAGAACTCTTTCTACATCCTCAGGTCCATACTGCTCCCTGAGTATATCGGCAATTATAAATCGTTCATCGAGCATCTTACCAAGCTTAAATCCGACCGTATAATCTCCACTTCCGTCCGTAGCACCAAGATCCCAGCCCCTTGTGAATACTGTGCCAGCAGGTACAGCCTCAACAGTATCTATTTTGTCTGGCTTAAATATATTCCCTTCAGGTGCACTAGGAGACTGCTGATACTGACCACTAAAAGTGTAAGGCTTAGCCTCCTTTAACCTCAAAAGGTCTTTAAGAGTATGCTTATCCTCCCATAAGGCTTCCTCCTTACCTACTATACCTTCGTTAACAAGTGTAGGAAGGCACAGTAACTCCCACTTTTCTCCATTACCACCTGCTAAGAGCCATCCAGCTAGGTCTAGTTCGTGTAACCTCTGCATTATAAGAATAATAGGTGTAGTAGGTGAATTTACTCTTGATTCAAGAGTATCTTGAAACCCATCGATAACGGACTGCCTCATAACAGGCGATCTACCTTCGTCCGCTTTATGAGGATCGTCGATTATGATGGCTCCTCCGAACCCCTCTCTCGCTTTACCAGCTCCGTAACCTGTTATAGACCCTGCGGATCCAACCGCATATATACAACCACCTGCTGTGGTCCTCCACTCGTCCTTAGCCTGGGAATCGGTCCTAAGTATAACAGATGGACTGCCATCATCCTTATGAAAAATTTTCCGATACTCTTCCTGCTGCACAATATCTCTTACTTGCCAAGAGTTATTTGCCGCCAACCGTCCTGAGTAACTGGTATGGATGTATTCTGCATCAGGGATATGTCCTAAGGTCCATGATATAAAATTGATAACTGCTAACTCTGTTTTAGAATATCTTGGAGCTATGTTTATAATGAGTCTAGTGCACTCCCCCGTGTATACGCGCACTAGAGCATCACATATCTGCTTATGGTGCTGACCACGCAGCCACTTGTACCCTTTTCTACGTAGAAACATCCACCTAGAATAAAAGTAGAAGTCATCAAAAGCTATCTGCCTAGCTATAGTTATCTCTTCTGGCGTCAATTCGTTCATACATGCTCATTTAATGAGGCTATTACAGCCTGCATATTTTCTGCAGATAGGTTAACGGTAGTTCCTACTAGCTTCTGCGGATTTCCATTCTCATCAGGGAACTCAATCTGAGTAGATTCTTTCCACCCCATCTGGGTTTTCAACCAGAAGGTTGTTACAGTGGGATGCTCACCATCTGTAGCCATGTCAAAAGCTGTAGTAGCAACTTTCTCATTACCCATTGCTTTGCCTCTAGCTACTTCGTCGCCTAAGTAGGCTTTAAAGGTGGACTCATTCATACCTAGTATCATAGTCATATCGTCTCTAGATAGACCTTTACTCGCCATGATGCGCACTTGGTACCGCATTTCTGGTGATATCATGGCTTGTGCGGATCGTTGTGCAAAGATTTTACTTACTAGTCCTTCACTGATTGCAATATCGCATCCATCTGCTAATTCTTGATTAGCCCTATATGTTAACATTCTTTTGGTAATACCAAGAGCCGCAGCAATAAGAGCAGGTTTTCTGCCTTCAGCTGCCATTCTAAATACATACTCTCTATGTTCATCGTCAAGGTAGATCGTCTTTTTTGGGCCTATGCGCCTCGCCAATGACGGTGGTCTCTCCATATCATCAGGTACAGCAACGGCATACATGCCATTTCCTCCTACGTCTTTTCCGGTTTTAGCCATTATTTATATCCTCCTGTCTGTTCACTAGGTGCTTGGTACTTAGTCCCACTTACAGTTGTAATAGGCACTTCAATAATATAAGGAGGGTAAATAATTTGAAATTGAGGCTGCTGATTATGACCACAGCTTAGGCAATTGTACCCAGTACCTAGGGCCCCTCCGCATATTTCACACCGATTGTCCATTATTCATATCCTCCTCTAAGATTTCGATATACATTCTTTTTACTTCTTGCAACTCCTTTAGCGCGGTTTCCTCGGTCTCTCCAAAAGCACTTATATTTGGGAGCTCTTCTAGATATGCTATGTACCCGGCATCCGGCTCAGAATAAAAAACTATGTCGGTCATTTTATGGATCCTCTAAGGTTTCAATAAGCTATAAAATAGACAGACAGGCAAATATCTATTAATAGATAATACGATCTATTGTTTTGCCATGTTCATTCATAACAAAAATCTCAGTAACCTGTGTATCGCTTTCGCATGGAAATGAGATATTCCTGTCCCAACCGCTAGGTCCACTCATGTTAAACTCTAAACACAGATTCATTTCTATTACATCCTCGCTTCCCTTTAATGGTTTGGATGGGAACAATGAGTAATGGTTACAATCGTAAATATGCTCCGCAACCATTTCATTTCTTATAACAACCCCATTCTCATCTTTTTCAACATCTAAATGTCTAATTTTTACGAACATAATATCTGTCTCCTTTTCTGTCTATTTGTCTGCCTGTCTATCTATTTTATGACTCCCTCCTAGGATTCCTTATAGATGTAATTTTCCGAAAAACTCCGGGAAAATACACGTTCCGAATTGTCAGGTACAGCGTGCCGGGTGCGACGCACTTCATACCTTGCCCTGCATGATCAATCTTATGCCCGGGTGCGTCGTGCGTAGTGCCTCGCTCCCCTCGCGTATCGTCGTGCGTGGTACGCGTGTCATGTGCGTTTCGCGTCGTGCGTGGCACCCGGTCCTGCGTGTTCGGTACCTGGTTCATCTTCATAAGTTATTATACTATAGAATTTGAGCAAAGTACACCCATTCTAGCTTATTTTGTTATTAAATCTTCAATGATTTTAGCCACTTGTCTCTTTTTTGAAGATTTTTGTTTACTTTTTGATTTTTTTGTTTTAAGATGGCCCTACAATTGCACAACAACAAAATCTAAGGAGGACGGGATCATGGCAAAGAAAAACAGCAAGAACGGATCGGTCAAGGTGATAGTCAAAGATGGTATAACGCAGGATAACACAACCAAGGAGGAAACGATCATGGAAGACCAGAACACAACCAATACGGAAGAAGAGACCAGCAAGGTAGAAGAAGTTGTTGAAGAGATCATCCCAGAGACCATCGGAGAGTTGTTTGAGTATATCAAGAAGAGATTTGATGCACTCGAGGAGCGGACCACAAAATCCGCGGTCAAACATGGGAATGCATCAACCAGACAGATGGTCGAAGATGATGCAAGGAGAGTCATACTCGGAGACTTGAAAGATAA